GATATATTACAGAACTAAAAGATGTAGTTGTGTATTATAGAAAGGTAACTACTAATAAAGATGAGCAGTAAACCAGAGCCATATGTATACAAAGCAACTATAGAAAAAGTAGTTGACGGCGATACTATTGATGTCACCCTTGACTTAGGATTTGATGTCCGTCTGTATAAACAACGCTGCAGGTTGGCAGGCATAGACACTCCTGAGTCAAGGACTCGTGACTTAGCAGAAAAAAAACTTGGGCTAGCGGCTAAAGACAGATTAATTGAGTTATGTTCAAAGCCTATAAGTATAAAATCATTTGGTAAAGGTAAATATGGCAGAATACTTGCAATCCCTTATACGGAAGATGGTGAAGATATTTGCCAAATGCTTATTAAAGAGGGCCACGCAGTTGAATATAACGGCGGCAAAAAAACAAAAGTTTGGGGAGATTATTAAAATGGTTATATCAGACGAAGGAATAGCTTTGGTTAAAAAGTTTGAGGGTTGTGAGTTAGAAGCTTACAAATGTGCAGCAGGAGTCTGGACTATTGGATACGGCTCTACTAGAGGAGTAAGACAAGGTGATGTTTGGACACAAGAAAAAGCAGACATTATGTTAATAGACGAATTGCAAGAATATGGCGAACATGTAAGCAATATGGTTAATGTACCTCTTAATCAATCTCAATATGATGCTTTAACTTCTTGGTGTTTTAACCTTGGCCCCACGAACCTTTCTTCAAGTTCTTTATTGCGGGTCTTAAATGAAGAAAAATATGAAGAAGTTCCACATCAAATTAAAAGATGGAATAAAGCAAATGGTCAAGTAAATGACGGCCTAATACGCAGAAGAGAAGCAGAAGCTTTATTGTTTGAAGGCAAGGATTGGAGTCACGTTTAAATGCCATTACAAAAAGCAATTTTTCGTCCAGGAATAAACAGAGAAGGTACTGACTACGATAACGAAGGCGGTTGGTTTGATTGCAATCTTGTTCGTTTTAGAAAAGGCAGACCTGAGAAATTTGGTGGCTGGGAAAAACTAAGCACAAATACTTTTTTAGGAACTTGCAGAGCGTTGCATGCTTGGATTGCATTATCTGGTACAAAATACTTGGGTTTAGGTACAACTTTTAAATATTATGTTAAAGAAGGTTTTACTTACAACGACATAACTCCAATAAGGCTGACTACAAGTGCGGGAGATGTAACTTTCTCTGCGTCTAACGGAGACGCTACTATAACAGTAACAGATACCGCGCATGGGGCTGTCCAAAATGATTTTGTAACTTTTTCTGGCGCTTCTTCGTTGGGCGGTAATGTAAATTCAAATGTTCTTAATCAAGAATATCAAATAGCAACTATAGTGAATGCTAATAGTTATACAATCGAAGCAAAAAATACCAGCGGAGTAACCGTAACCGCTAATGCTAGTGATTCAGGTAATGGTGGTGGATCTACCGTTGGGACATATCAAATAAATGTAGGTCTTGATGTTTTTGTTCCTGGAACTGGTTGGGGTTTAGATGGGTGGGGAGAGGGTGCTTTTGGCTCTGCAACCGCTTTATCTGCAGTTAATCAACTTAGAATTTGGACACATGATAATTTTGGCGAAGACATTATTATAAATCCAAGAGGCGGAGGTATATTTAGGTGGTTGGAAAACAACGGCTTAACAACAAGAGCTGTTAATTTATCTACTACTTCTGGAGCTAATTTAGTTCCTACTGTAGGTTTACAAGTTATTACATCAGAAAAAGACAGACATTTAATTGTATTGGGCGCAGATCCAATATCAGGAAGTTCTAGAACTGGAACTGTTGATCCTATGCTTATTGCCTTTAGTGATCAAGAAAATGCTTTAGATTTTGAGCCACAAACTACTAATACCGCGGGGTCTTTACGGTTATCGTCTGGCTCATCAATTATTGGAGCAGTAAAATCTAGACAAGAAATATTGGTTTGGACTGATACAGCTTTGTATAGTATGCAGTTTGTTGGGCCGCCTTTTACTTTTGCGGTTAATTTAATTAATGAAGGAACTGGCTTGCTTGGACCAAAAGCAGCTGTTACTGCGCCTCAAGGCGTATATTGGATGAGCTACAACAATTTTTATGTTTACAACGGTAGCGTTCAAACTTTACCTTGTAGTGTGCATAATTATGTTTTTTCAGATATTAATCTTGTTCAATCTTTTAAAATAAACGCTTTTACAATTACAGATAAAAATGAAGTTGGATGGTTTTATTGTTCTGCAGACTCAACTGAAATAGATAGATATGTAATTTACAATTATGCCGAAAATATTTGGTTTTATGGATCTTTAAGTAGAACTGCTTGGTTAGATTCCGGTATTGTAAATTATCCGAGAGCTGTGAGTAACGGACATGTTTTTCAACATGAGACTGGTTTTAATGATGATGGTAATCCTATGACAAATGTTTTTATAGAAAGCTCTGATTTTGATTTAGGTGATGGTCAACAATTTTCTTTTCTACAAAAAATAATTCCTGACTTTAAATTTTTACAAAACGATAATTCTGGTAATGTAAACATAGTTGTTAAAACAAGAAACTTTCCTGGAGACTCTTTAACTGTTGATTCTACAAGTGCTATTGCAGCAAACACCCAACAAGCTTTTGTTAGAAGCAGAGCTAGGCAAATAGTTTTACGTTTTGAATCAGATGATGATGCAACAGCAAATGGTAATTTATCTATTGGATGGAGGCTTGGAGCAACTAGAATTGATGTAAAACCTGATGGTAGAAGATGAGTAAGATACTGCCAACTCAATTACCAATAGCATCTGATGCAGTAACCCCAGATATATTTAACAGACTGACCCGTATATTAGAAATAAATTTAGGAGCAGTTGACGTCAACCAAACTCAACAAGTAAATGACGCAGACAAACTAAAATTTAATTTTTTAGCTGGCAGTATTATTTGGAATACGACTTTAGGTGTTTTACAGGTATACACAGGAAATAAATGGGTTGATATAGGAGAAAGAACGAATAACCTTGGCTTTGAAGCATCTGCTGATCTAGGTAAGGTAGATATTAAAATAGCTGGTGATATATCAATTAATGTAGCAAGCTTTTAATTATGGCTGAATTGGCTCAAGTAAAAGAATATAAAACAAAAAACATACTGCTTGAGCATCCTGCCGATTGGTATATTGAAAAAAACACTTTTGCAGCTGTTAAAGATTCTTTATCAGACATTATAAATTTTTATGATAATCAAGGTGAAAGCAACCCAAAACAAACAAAATTACATAAAATTATCAAAGAACCGTTAAAAGATGTGTATACGGTTCCTTTCTTTTCAGAAAAATTTTGTTCTATCTTACTAGACGAAATGCACAATCTGGAGAGGTTTTATGGCTTTACGCCGAATCCTGAAGAAGATAATCTAAGGCAAATACCAGAAATAACTTTTCAAGATAATTGTCCTGAAATATATCAATCTTTGTTTCAAACGATATATACTATAGGTAATCCTATATTTTTGAATATTTGGAATAGGCATGTAAATGCTGGCGGTATCCAAATAGCTAACTATAATTTAAAGGATAAAAAGCAAGGCGCTTGGCATCATGACGCTAGTGCCGACATTAGTATGGTTGTCCCCTTAAATACAGGTGAGTATGAAGGGGGCGGGACTGAGTTTTTAAATCGTGGTACAGTTGAACCATTACCTACAGGCCACGCTCTAATATTTCCGAGCTTTACTCATATGCATAGAGGCCTATCTGTAAAGTCAGGAAACAGATACTTACTTGTATTTTGGTTAAAATGTATAGAAGAATAGGGTAGAATTTTAGAATGAATATAGTAGACAACTCAGGCAAAGGCTTAGCAGCACTAGGACGCAACGAAGATCGTTTTATGGCGCATGTTGCAAAAGGCGAAATGGTTGTCCCTCCGGTCATATCAGACAAAACAAAATCACTTATTAAAAAAGAAATGCAAGCAGTTGGCTTGGATCCAAAAGAATATGAAGTTGGCGTTGGTATGTCTATCAATCCAATTACAGGACAAGCAGAGTTTGGCTTTCTAAAAAAATTAGCTAAAAGCGTTAAAAAGGTTGTTAAAAAAGTAGCACCTGTTGCATCTGTTATTCCTGGCCCTTGGCAACCTTTTGCTGCAGTTTACAATAAAGGCAACGCTGCACTTAAACTTGCTAAAGGTGAAGGTGGTCTTGGTGACATCATGACCGTAATGGCTGGTGGTAATCAAAGTGTATT